TGCGCGCGGACCCCGGTCGCCCGCTGCAGACAATTACTCTGAACGTGATGCTGCCGCCGCCGATCGCATCGCGGTATCAGCTGACCGAGCGAAACACGCTTCTTTTCGATGGCATCTCGACCTTCACGGTAGCGCAGGACGGAACGGTCGCCCTGGAGAATGTCATCACGACCTACCAGAAGAACGCCTTCGGGCAGCCGGATGACAGCTATCTGGAGGTAGAGACGATGTTCCTGCTCATGTTCGTGCTTCGTGACATGCGCACTCTCATCACGTCGAAATTCGGCCGCATGAAGCTGGCGGATGACGGCACTCGGTTCGCGCCTGGCTCGTCGATCGTCACGCCGTCGATCATACGTGCCGAGCTCATTGCCGAATTCAGCTCGCTGGAAGACCAGGGAATCGTGCAGGGATCGGCGGCGTTCGCGCAGGGCCTCATTGTCCAGCGAAACCCGTCGAACCGGAACCGAGTCGACGTTCTCTGGCCTGGCGCACTGATCAACCAGCTTCGCATCTTCGCGGTGCTGGCGCAGTTCCGTCTCTCGGCATAACGCCGATCCAACCCAACCCTTGAAGCCGCCTCCGGGCGGCTTTCGCACATCTGGAGAAGAGAGATGGCGGGTAGCAATGCAAATCGCCTGGCCGGCACCGTCTATCTGACGGTTGACGGTCAGGACTACATGCTGGCTGGCGACTTCGAATACAGCCCGGCACTGGTCAGCCGCGAAACCCTCACGGGACAGGACCGTGTCCATGGCTTCTCTGAGAAGCCAATCGCTCCGCACATCGCTGGGACGCTGCGTGACTCGGGAGGCCTGAGTGTCGCCTCGATCAACGCCATGAACGGAGTCACCGTCGTCGCCGAGCTGGCGAACGGCAAAACCATCATCGGCCGCAACATGTGGACGGTGGAATCTCAATCGAGCAAGCAGACCGACGCAACGATCGAAGTTCGTTGGGAAGGCCCGCAGGGCTCAGTGCAGGAGTCGTAACACGTGGATGAAGTCACCTATGAACTCGTCAAGCCGGTCACGATCGGCAAGGGCGAAGGCGCCGTCGAATACACCTCGATCACGCTGCGCGAGCCGAATGGCGGCGAGCTGGAAAAAGCTGGACGTCAGGACACGGCCGTCGGATCCCTCATGACGATGATCAGCCTCATGAGCAAGATCCCGCGCATTGTCGTCGAGAAGTTCAGCCGTACCGACCTGCAGGCGGCGGAGACCCTGATCGGCGGTTTTACGACCGGTGGTCAGCAGATCCCGACGGATGGGGACGGCTGATCGCCGAGATCACCAAGTTTTACGGATGGGGTCCGGGCGATGCCAGGTCCCTGACGATGGATGAGCTGCTCTGGTGGAACGACCAGGCACAACGGATGACGAGCGATGCCTAATTTCAACATCGTCATCTCGGCCACCGACAAGGCCACGGCGACCGTACGAAAGGTCAACGACGCGCTGGATCGCGTCGCGCGGCCCTTCAAGGATGTCGGCAAGTCGTTCAAGGGACTCGGCCGTGAACTCGGTTTCGAGAAGATCGGCAAGAATCTCACCAGCATTGGTGCATCGGCCGCTACCACGGCGCGCGGCATCGGGTCGATCGTAGCGCCGCTCGCATCGATCACCGGCGTCGCCTCGGTCGGAGGCGTGATCGCGCTCGCGGACAGCTGGGCCAAGGTTGGTCGAAGCGTTACCTATGCGTCCCAGAGCAGCGGAGTCGGTGTTCGTGGCCTGCAGGAGCTTGAAGGGGCTGCCCAGCTTGTTGGCGTGGCTTCGGGGGTCACCACCCAGGCGATCGTTTCGCTCGGCGACACCATGGAAGATGCCCTGTTTGGCCGAAACCAGCAGGCGCTGATGCTTTTCAATCGGCTCGGTATCGGCATCAAGAAAACGAGTGATGGGGCCGTCGACGCGGAAGGTCAGTTCAAGGCGCTCGCGGGCGCTATATCGCGCCTGAAGAATCCCCAGCAGCAGAACCTGGTGGCTGGCCAGTTCGGCATGACCGAGCTTCTTCCGCTTCTGAGGCAAGGGCCAGCAGCGATGGACAAGCTGATCGCCAAGGCCCATGAGCTCGGACTGGTCCTTGATGGATCGGCCGTCAAGTCTGCGACGGAGCTCGCCAACAACCTCGAGGAGATCGAGGGAGCTGGGCGTGGCCTACGGAATGAGCTCGGCAACGCGCTGATTCCGGCAATCAAGCCTCTGGTGATTCAGCTTTCGGGGTGGGTGTCGAAGAACCGAGAGCTCATCGCGACTAACGTCGGTGCTTGGGCAAAGGACTTCGGCAACTGGATCAACGGGATCGATTGGAAAGGAGTGGGCAAGGGCATCGCAGACTTCGCAGGCGGTATCAAGGATGTCGTCGACTGGCTTGGTGGATGGAAGAACGCGGCGATTGCCGTGGCCATCGTGATGAACGCTCAGCTCATCGGCAGCGTTCTCTCGCTGTCCGGTTCCCTGATCAAGGCTGGCATTGGCATCGCTGCCTATATTGGGCAACTGGGAACGATGGAAGCGGCGGCGAGTGCCGCAGCTGCAGCGAACGGTGCCGTCGGCACCTCTGCGGCGGCCGGCCTTGGACGTTTTGGAGCCTATGGCGCCGCCGCCGTCGGTGGTGTGTACCTCGGCACGAAGATCAGCGATGCCATGGATGGGACGACATTCGGTGACAAGTTCCAGCACGGGAACACCAAGGCGCTGGGAGCGCTCCTCAGTGCCATCGGCTTCAAGGACAACCGCTTCTCGCAGGCGGTGAAGTACGACGGGTATGACCAGAAATACGGCGGCGCAGCGGGAGCCGCAGGCGTCGACGCAGGACTTCAGGCGCGCGTGGTTCGCTTCTTCGAACAGCAGGGATGGTCGCGCAACAAGGCAGCAGGCATTGCTGCCAACCTGAGCACGGAAAGCTCACTCAACCCCCAGGCGTTGGGGGACAACGGGAACGCGTATGGCCTCGGCCAGTGGCATGGCGATCGCCAAAAAGCCTTCAAGGACTGGTCTGGCCGTGACATCCGAGGATCGTCGCTCGAGCAGCAGCTGAAGTTCGTGCAGTACGAGCTGACCCAGGGCAACGAGAAAGGAGCAGGTGACGCGCTTCGGAATGCCCCGGACGACCCCCGCATTGCCGGCGGTATCGTCTCCAGCCAATACGAGCGTCCTGCTGACGCCGCCGGAGAGGCCTCGCGCCGCGGAAGCCTTGCTGCTCAGCTCGCGGTGCCGGATGGCCCGTACAGCAGCGGGGCCACGAAGGATGGAAACGTGAAAGTCGAGGTCGAGCTGAAGAATGCGCCGCCAGGCACGACGGCGACGGCGAAATCGACGGGCAACGCGACCACGGCGCCCCCACGCATTGGGTACTCGGGCGTAGGAGCCTCTCTGTGAGTTTCTTCGACGAGCTTCAGCCTGCATCGTTCCGTGGTGTGCCGTTCGGCGTCCTGGGGGGCGAGAGTCGCTTCGGGCGCCGCGTGGCCACCCACGAGTACCCGAACAGGGATAAGCCTTACATCGAGGACATGGGTCGTTCGACGCGCCGTATCGGCCTTGTCGGGTTTCTGATCGAGGACAGCCTGGTCTACGGCGGCGGGAGCGTCATCGCTCAGCGTGAGGCGATGATTGCCGCCGCAGAACAGGCGGGGCCCGGGGTCCTCGTTCACCCCACACTTGGTGAGCTGCGCGTCGCTATCCCAGATGGTGGCCTCGGCGTCAGCGAGCGCTGGGACACCGGACGTTACTTCGAGCTTTCGTTCTCCTTCATCGAGGCCGGCGACCGCCTGTTCCCGGCGGTATCTGCCTCAAACCAGAGCTTGGTCGGGGGCCTTATATCGGCTCTCGGCCTCGCGAGCGCCGCCGACTTCGTATCCTCGATCACGCGCACGGTCAATCTGGGACTTGGCGTCGTCCGCGGTGTGATCAGCCTCGGCAATGCCATCGTTGCCCGGGTGGTGAGCACGGCAGCGGGGTTTCAGGTGCTGGCGGGTCAGGCATCCCGTGACGCAACCAACCTTGCGAACCTGGCGAGCTTGCTCACGGGTAATTTCGGACGCTACGAGAACGCGAACGTCTCATCGGCATTCGCGAAGAACCGCCAGTCCTCGGGCGGACCGACGACCACCATTGCGACACTGACGGCGCAGGGTGCGGAGGGACGTGCGAGCGTGGCGGCCGCAGCAGCGGCACTGGGTCTGGCCTCGGCTTCTCTCGATGCGTCCTCCGTTCAGAATGTGCCGCCTGCCGTCACGGGTCTGACGTCGGCCCTGGCCGGCGTCACTCAGAACCCCGGTGATGCTGTGCGCATCTTCTCCGGCCTGGCCGGCTACTCGGCTGACCCCGTGACAGCCGCCGGCCAGACCGCTTCCGCCATGGCGATCGCACAGGCTGCGATGGAAGCCCTGATTCGCCGGGCTGCTCTAGGCGAGCTCGCCCGCGCCGCCGT